TTCACTGATCGTGCGACATACTCACTGGCAAGTGGAATCTACGATAGAACTCAATGGGTAACTACTGCAAATTTCCAAACGACATTGTATCCGACGATTGGCTGCGTTGCTGGCAAATCTATTTCGTTTCAAGCTGGACAAATGTGGTGGTATTCCCAAGGCGGACTAATATCTGCTGACATTGCGGCGTCAGTCTATGTTACATCGGAGTCGCTTTATCGAGATGTTGAGATGGCTCGCATCAAAGCATACATGGCTGGAGATACATCAAAGATTTGCGCGATGTCGTTTGAGAACTACTTGCTATATTCCGTCCCTTACTTGGAGCCATGTAATTCAGCAACGATGGTTCTTGATTACGCTGCCGCCGCTGAGTGGTCATCGCAACGCATCCCAGCATGGTGTGGCGTATGGACTGGAACAAGGCCCGTAGAGTGGATTTCTGGCGTTGTAAATGGCGCACCTCGTTGTTTCCATTTCTCTGTTGATTACGCTGCAACAAATGATGGTTCTTACAATCATCTTTGGGAAGCATTCATGTCTAATCGCGCAGATACATATTTCGATATTGATGTCGATGGTGGAATCACAGAAAAAGTAAATCGCATCTACGCACAGATGGAGACTGGACTTCTTGGTGATGGTCTTGATTTCAAGCAATTCCAGTATGGTGAAATTGAGGCTTGCGAAATTGGCGGAACTGTGGATGCGCGAGTTTCGTATCGCGGTTCAAAAGGCTTCTACCAAAACATTCTTGATACTCGATTGTTGGCGGTAACTTCAGATTACCAGTGGGTGAATAGCGACTACGCTAAAGAGATTGCCGAACTTGGATTCTTAAACACGCAATATCGTAGGTTGATTACTGAAAATAGTCAGCGCAGACAATCGGCCATTACTTGCGAGTCCAGCCTTACAAACGACATTGACAAAGCATTCTCTGTGCTAATCGAGTGGTGTGGCGAAATGGGCATTGAATCATTGCGTGTATTCCTTGATCCTTGGAGCGAGCGCAGCACTGGCGTCCCTCAATCTCCAGAGACTAAATCATGTGTTACAGCACAAGATGGAACTAGCATTGAAATTGACTTGCTTCCTAGCCCGTATGAGCAAGCAGACACTACGCAAAGGTCTTGGTGGGCTAAAGAATTTAGGACGGCTACTCTTTCATGCACGATTGATCCCACAAAGTCTATTTCTGCTACTGCATCGGCGAGCTACTTGTCTGGCATTTCACAGATTGACGCAAAGAATCAAGCTGGTGAATTAGCTCAGAATGCCGCCAACCAAGCCGCGCAACAATACCTCGCACAGAATCCCTGCTGATATATGCCATCTATCACAACAGCCTCAAAGCAAGTAACAGATTTCCCGTTTCGATACATCTCGCCATTCAAGGATGATCCTGTTGTGCCGCTGTATTCTTCTGTTCCTTTATTCTCTCCTCAAGCTGGATGTTTGCCATGTGCCGCTTGCGGAAACTATGCAGACCGCAAAAAAATCATTGCACAACAAGCAAACCGATTTAAAGATTACATCCCTAATGAAATTGCAGGGAACAATCCTAAAGCCGGATTCAATTAATAAATATGAAAACCAGAATCGACTATCGACTCGTTCCTAAAGGATCATTTGAATTTGGAAATTTACAAGACTTCGCTGAATCGTTTGACCACAAAATTGTCGAACATCCTAACATCAATGTTTACGCTCATTATCGGAATGGCGAGTTGTTTGGCTATTCTGACCATGTTTACCTTCCTGTTGTCTATCCAGCTTTTCACCCGAATCATACTAGGCCGCAGGATGTAATCCAAGTTATGAGCGATTGGAGGGCGCACGCTCAACTTTCTGGAGGACTTGGATATATTGGAGTTCCACTTATTGATGATCGACCAAAATTTACTAATGATGTTATGGGTAAATTGGGATTGACTAAGATGAGCAGAGAGATTTATAGTTACGATTCATTGACTTAAAAATGGGTGGAGCAAAAACAGTAGACGCAAACAAGTATTTTTCTAAACGCGATCCATCGCGTGATATTGCTCTTGCCATGATGATGCAGCAAGCGCAACAACGTCAAATGGCTAACCAAGCACAAATGCTTCAGCAATATGCTGGCATGGCTCCAGAGCAACAGATGTATGATGCTTCGCAGCAATCCGAGAGAGCCGCTCAACTTGGATTGCAAAACATTTATAGGCAAAGGCAACTGGAACGCATTACCAATCCTCAAGAAGCAGCAATGCGAATTGCTCAATCTAAACAAATTGAAGACCTTACAGCACAGCAAAATGCTGATCAGTATATGCGCGAGTATATGCGGACACAGGGGCTTCCAACGCAATACGAGACTGGGCTTGGAGATTCTACTATTGGCCGCGCCGCAATGTATGATCGTGCGCTTTCCGCTAAACAAGCATACGAGCAAAATCTAGCCGCGCAACGCCAAGCATATCTTGCCTCAACGCAAGCTCCAACTGGTGGAATTTCACCAGAGACATCTATTGCCGCAAAGCAAGCTGCTGAAGCTCAAAGTATCGCCGCGCAAGAGGCATATAAGCAAGGAATGTTTGGATCGGTTGCTGGATTTGGTCAAACTGGGTATGAGTCTGCGATGAATCAATTTGGCAACCTTGCTAGAGCGCAACAAGCTCAACAACAATCTCAACAAGCATACCAGCAAGCCATGCTTCAAAACCAAGCTCAAAATCAAGCATCTAAAAATGCAATGACTGGAGCTTATATCCAAGCTGGAGGGAATATTGCATCCTCTGCTATTGGAGCGTATGGTCAAATGGGCGGTGCTGGCAGTGGAGGCTTAAATAAATCTGGATTTTATGGAGGAGCAGAAAATGCTTCTTCTGCATATAATGTTCCATCAAGCCAACTTTCATATCAAGCTCCAACTGGATTAAGTGGTTTTGCAGGAATTGGGAAACAAGGTGGATACTATTACACTCCAGCAGGAACTTTTGGAAGATAAATATTATGGGTGGATCAACTTCTAGTCCTCAAATACCAAAGCCTGATGATACATCTATGTATGCTTTGCTTGCTGCAAAGCAGGCGGCAGGAGGTCAGTATTTGCAGTCGCAAGGCGAACTTGTAAAAGCATACGCTCAACTTCCTCCAAAAACTCAAACCTTTGATGCTGGCAGGACATCTAAAGAAGCTGCTGAATTTGGACTTGAGAACATCACTCGTTCCCGTGAGCTTGAGGCTTTAACTGATCCAGAGGCTGCAAGAATGCGTAGTCAGATGGGTAGAAGGGTTGCGGAGATATCTGATATTACAGCTACTCAGCGAAGCATGGATGAGCTTGCTAAAAAGCAAGGATTGACATCTGGATATACAACAGGGCTTGGCGGAACGATTGGCCGCTCTGCCATCTATGATGCTGGAACCGAAGCTGGTCGCCAAGCTAGACTGAAAAATCTAGCACTTCAGCAAGGATACTTGGCGCAAACTCCAGCACCCATAGGAGGACTTGATCCAGCTACTGCTATTCAAGCTGAGATGGCAGCTAAGTCAGCAAATCTTCAGGCAATGCAACAATACCAGCAAAATGTTCTTGCGAGCGGACAAAGATTGCAACAATCTACCTCTGATTTTATCAATCAGAATCTTGGTGAACTTGCACAAGCTAATCAAATATCTCAACAGAACAAGCAGAACTACGAACAAGCAATGTATAACAATGCTGTTCAGAATGCAGCTTCTCAAAACGCAATGACTGGACAGATGATTGGCGCGGGAGGAGCGGTAGCTGGGGTAGCGTTAGGGGCGGCAATTATTATTTAATGAGACATCACCTAATAAATAAAACAATAAATAGAATAAAAGAGTGGAACAAAAGATGGCCTAGATCAGTAGTATTGTGGAGTGGAGGAAAAGACTCTACTGCATTGCTTCATTTGATCCGATACGGAGCAGAAATTGACATTCCTGTTGTTCAGTATCGTCAGCCAAAGTTCCGTGAGCGATATGCCTATTCTGATCGTTTAATCAAGGAATGGGACTTGGAGGTATATGAGTATCC